CTGACGATCCGTTCCGCTAATGTGGATGACGCAGTACTCTTCCGTCTCTAGGCACAAGAGCCTGTCACCTCGGCGGTATTTAGGTTTCTCAAGTGCTTGGCGCAAGGCCGTTGTAACCTTTTCTAGCAAGCCAATCCATTCACGCTTACCGAGTTTGCAAAGGCCGCATATACATTCAACAGGCTCTTGTTTCATAGCATCCCCCAAACAATCAAGGCATAGACAAGACCGAACAACGCACCACCGGCAATAAGACTAAAGTTTGATGATTTCATGGCTTTACTCGCAACGTAGGACTTGGTAATGGTCACCGGCTGAGCAGCTCTTGTAAGAACCTTTCCCCCAGCGATCAGAGCACCAGGCTGTTACAGCTCCAGAAAGAGCCTTTTTGTCATGAGGCCCAAAAGGAATACAAGCAACATCTCCGATTTTTACGTCTTGCAAAAACGGCACAAAATATTTTGCATAAGTGCCAGGTGGTACGGTGTGATGTCGTTTCTTAGGCTTTGCAGATTCCAGTTGCCCGTACTCAGTACCATCTGGAGAGATGATCTTGTACTGACAACCGGCAGCGGTTAAAAGATTCATCGCTTGATGGATCGTTTTTGTAATGATTGCTGGCTGTGTCATAGTTTCTCCTGTGTTTTGGTCTTATTAGCTTAATCCTTTTAGGCTATATGTCTAGCCCTTTTGGACTATATTTTTGATTCGTAGCATTTGTGCGACACATTCAGAAAAAAGAGCAGATAGACTTTCGGCATGGCAAAAACATCACCAACACAGCGATCGCTTCAGCTCATGCGGGATAGAGGTTGTCTTGCAGAGGTGGTGGAGCGATGGAATCCGCACTCACGCACCAGGCACGATCTCTGGGGGTTTGTAGACATCATCTGCCTGGATGACAACCAGGTGATCGCTGTGCAATCAACCTCAAGATCCAACATGAGTGCTCGAATTCGCAAGATAGAAGAACACGAGAACCTCGCAGCGGTCCTGAGAGCTGGCATCCAGATCGTGGTTCACGGTTGGAAGAAGGACAAAGCTGGCAAGTGGCTTGTTGACGAGTTTACTTTTTAGGATTATGGTTTGCGGAGTACGGCTAGGGTAGCTCCCGAAAAGCAGATTCCTTCACCTGCCTGCCAATACTCCCATCGTGAAGGAGACTTTTGAAGGAAAGTTATGCACTACTACCCCCACCATATCGGGGACTTCTTGCGGGATACCGCATCACTTAGTCCAACAGAATCCTACTTTTATTTGAGGCTGATTTGGCTTTACTACGAGTCAGAAAGCCCGTTGCCAGATGACCCAGAAGTCTTGGCTTTCAAGATAGGAGCAAGAGATCATCTCGAATCTGTTTCGCTTCTGTTGCGGACCTTTTTCAGATATGAATCGGATCTGAAATCATATCGGCATCAGAGAATTGACCTCGAGATTTCCAAGTATCAGAAGAAGGCAGCTTCTGCAAAGGTTGCGAATCGCAAACGATGGGCATCTGAAATGGATCTGAAATCAGATGCGGATCAGATCCCAACCAATAACCAAGAACCAATAACCAATATAAGTAAGCAAAAAAATAGTTTTGCAAAGCCTGATGGTGTTCCTGATGATCTTTGGCAAGACTTTAAGCAGACAAGAAAAGCCAAACGAGCACCGATAACAAAAGTTGCAATGGATGGCATACAGAGAGAAGCAAAGTTGGCAGGCATCCATCTTGGTGATGCTTTGAGAATTGTTTGCGAAAGAGGTTGGACTAGTTTTAAAGCAGATTGGTATTTAAACGATAAGGCGAAGCCTGCAAGCCAAAAAACGGACACAGCACCGCGCCAGCTTGATTCGATCATGAAGGGGGCTTTGTGATGGACCCAGACTTGCAAATCATCAGAGACGCTTGCCTGGCTAATCTTTGCAAATCCATCTGGCTTGACTTCGATGGTGGTCACGAAGATCTGCTCGACATGGACCATCCCAAGGTCGATTGCAAGCAAAGAGACTGGCGGCGCATCAACTTCGGTTTTCTAAAAGGCCAGCGAGTGCATCTCATCGGAGCTGATGCTGATCGTCTTTTGCTAGCCAGAAAACGCATCGAGCTCTTTCAACCATCTCGCATCATTGTCCATTACTGGCAAAACAGACCAGCACTTGTCTGGGATTCGGAGGTAGACGCATGAACCAGATAGAGAGGAAGGCTATAAAAGAGGCAATAGAGGCTCTACAAGCGATTATAGATGCCAAGGCATGCCTAGACCTTCTGCAAGCAGAAAAACGCGTCAGCGAGGCTGTAATCGCTTTAGAGATGCTATTGCAAGCTGACAGCATGATCCGCAACAAACCATTTATTTCAACTGAAGGAGATCGAGCATGAATAAAGTTGTACTGATAGGCAGGGCAGGCAGCGAACCAGAGATCAGAAAAGCAGGAGATGTACCTGTTGCTAACTTCTCTTTGGCAACCTCAGAGATCCGAGGTAAAGGAGACGATCGCAAAGAGGAAACAGAGTGGCATCGGGTCCAAGTCTGGGGCAAGCTCGCTGAAATCTGTGCAAGCTATGTTTACAAGGGTCAGCTGCTTGCGGTGGAAGGCAAGATCAAAACTCGCAAATGGAAGGACAAGGAAGGCAACGACAAACAAAGCACTGAGATTGTGGCTGAGCAAGTTCAGATGCTAAGCAAGCAAGACAAGCCTGCAAGCAAAACTCAGCCTGCCAAGCCTGAGCTCAATAACGACATCGACGACATTCCTTTTTAAGGAGCGATCATGGATCTCACACAGAGGCAGAAAAACTATCTGAGCTATATCGAGAAAAGAAAAATACCACCAAGCTCACGAGACATCGCATTGCAAAACAAAGATGGACCAGACATCGCGCAGCGTACCCTGATGTCATTGGTCAGACTTGGATTGTTAGAGTCTTTCGAGCAACGAGACCAGTGGGGTGCAAAGCGTAGGCATTACAAGGTTGCTGATCCTGATAAACCCAAGGTCGTGCGAGCAGCTCCTGCAAAGCCACAAAAAAAGGTCGAGATTTCTAGCCCAGCAAGCATTGCACTAAAAGCACAAAAGAATTCAGACGGTCCCTGCTGGCATAACCCGTTTGCAATGGGAGCAAGCCATGTATAAAAAACGTGGACTCACTGACTTTGGCAGAGATCAGCCATTGACGCACCTGGTGGTCATGGAGCTTGCAAGGAAATCAGGCTTTGCATCCAAGCTGTATGACAAACCCTTGCAGCAGTTTGCAAAGCTGATTATCACGGCTGCCAACCCAAGACCGATCACCAAAACACAGAAGATCTATTTGCAAGCCATTGCTCAGCCAAAAACCTTGCAAGACCTTGCAAAGCAATTCGGCTGCACGACTGAAGGAGCAAGAAAGCACCTAAAAGCTCTGATCCAGCGCGGCCTGGCTGACAAAGAGATCAGGTTTCAGAAGCGATCGGGTCGTGACAAAGGAGCCTGGGCATTTCACTACATAGCAAAGGAAAAACGATGAGACACGATCTTCACTTGCTTTGGATCAAGCATTGCAAAGCGCATGGACTAGACCCTGGCAATCAGCACAATCTAAAACTATTTCGAGCTGGAGCTGAGGCTGAGAATGAATGCTGCGATGAGGCTATTGCCAAGCTGCACGACTTCTATCTTGAGACCGACACGGCAGCACTAGACATCATCGAGGAATGCTCAATTGCAATCTGTGAGAGGTGGTTAGATGGACATTGATCGCATGGCAAGAAAAGCAATCGTGAATGACCTCATCGAGAAAACACCGGCGATGGTCAAGCAAGATATTCAAATGGAGCTTTTGCTTGAGCAAATCATCGAGCTTGAGAAAACCTCTGAGCTTTTGCTTGCGGAAGCTGAACGGATCGCCAGGAGGTTTGGATGCAGATAATTCATCCTGGTGAGCTGAGAGAGGTCGAAGAGGCAGAGACGCTAACCAAGTTGCTTACGGCTGCGGACGTGATCGACGAGATGATCGAGCAGCTGCACGAACCTGAAAAGCGAGAGCAGACCTGGACGCTTCCTTGGCAAAAAACGCATCTTGATTTTAAGTTTCGAGCTGGAGAAGTGACCGTCTGGGCTGGCAGCAATGGATCAGGCAAGTCACTCATCACAGGTCAAGTGGCTTTGTCGCTGATGGACCAGGGCGCAAAGGTTTGCATCGCCAGTTTCGAGATGAAACCCAGCAGGACCATTGCTCGCATGATGAGGCAGTTCAGCTCACGCATCGGTTATGGCGAAGATCACCTAAGAAGTTTTGCTGATCGGTACGGCGACAAACTTTATCTTTTCGATCAGCAAGGCATGTGTCCACCGCACCAGGCAATCAACCTCTGCAAGTTTGTATCTGGCAAGCTACAGATCCAGCATGTCATGATTGATTCGCTGATGAAGGTTGTCCGAGGCGAAGATGACTACAACGCACAGAAAGACGCAGTGGATGCGCTGACAGCGGTTGCTCGTGATACTGGGCAGCATATCCACCTGGTGCATCACATTCGCAAGCTTAAGACCGAGGATGAGATTCCAGGGAAGTTTGATCTGCGAGGATCGAGCTCGATCACTGACCAGGTTGACAATGTGCTGATCGTCTGGCGAAACAAACGCAAAGAGAATGACAGAAGAGAAGGCAAGATCTTTGATCCTGCTCATCCTGATGCCATGATTATTTGTGAGAAGCAGCGCAACGGCGAGACCGAACCAAGAATCGGATTATTCTTCAGTGGTGAGGGCATGAAGTATTACGAAAACCCAGTAGCAGGTGGAGGTGCATGGCATGACCCAGAGCAATTCTGAGATCCATTTAGATGATAAGAATCGACCTTGCAGCTGCTGCGGTACGGTTGCCCGATACTTTATGGGTTGCGGTCGTTGTCGCACCAGGGCTGCAAAATCTGAGCCTTGCAAGTTGCTGCGAGCTGCCTTAGTCGAAAACTTCGAGCGGCACTATGGACCCGTGCAAGATTGGAAAAGCGAACCCTGTTGCGACTGCAAGACTTCCTGCAAACGCAAAGCCTATGTTGCTGAGGCTAAAGCGAAGGAGCTTTCCAAAGAGTTTTTCAGGAGGTGAGATGAGCGACCCAGTAAATCATCCAAAGCATTACACACAGCACCCTTCTGGCATCGAGTGCATCCAGGTCACCGAGCATTTCAACTTCAATATTGGCAATGCAATAAAGTATCTTTGGCGGCAAGGGCTTAAGAATGACTCGCTGGAGGATCTCAAGAAAGCTCGATGGTATGTGGACAGAGAGATCAGCAGACTGAGCAAGGATCAGGTTGCAGATGGCAAACAATGGATTGAAGGTGTCAGCAAATGAGCAATGAACAAAGAGCAATCGTCCTTGGCGAAGTGACGGTATCGGTCAATCGTCTTAGTCGTGAGCTTACAAAGACGCAGGCAGGACTAGTTATCAACAGTCACCTAAGCCTTAGAGATCGGGCAAACATCGCGCAGCTGGCCTGCGATCTTATGACAGAAAGCTCTCGACTGATGGCTGCGATCGTGTCAGAATGAGTTGTCTCCTTTTTCCTCCTGTGTGGGTTTTCCCTTCTGTCGAAGGGAATTTTTTTTGGAGGGCTCGTGTTTAACATTAAAGTCGAATCTGACAAGTTCATCAAAGACTTGAAGAGCAAAGAGCAGGCAATCAAAGTCGAGACAGCAAAGGCACTGACCTTTACGGCTGAGGCTGTGCAGAAGCACCTGGTCGAAGAGATGAAGATCGTTTTTGATCGCCCAACTCCATTCACACTGCGAAGCCTTTATAAGATCTCTGCTCGACCAAACAACTTGCTTGCTCGTGTGTTCTTCAAAGACTTTGCAGGCAAAGGCACTCCGGCTGCGACCTACCTCATGCCACAGGTCTACGGTGGTCCAAGAAAAGCCAAGCGGTCTGAGCGAGCATTGCAAGCTGGCGGCCTAATCCTTGGATCTCAGTTCATCGTGCCTGGCAGAGATCAACCACTCAACAAATATGGCAACATCACGCAAGGCAAGATTACTTCCATTCTCTCTGGCCTGAAAGCATCTCCTGATCCTTATCAGAATGTGACGCAGCGCAGCAGAAAGAGACGGACATCCTCTTACTTTGTGATCCGAGAAGATGGGACACCGACTGTCATCATGGAGCGCAGAGGGGATGTTCTTAGGCGAGTGCTTGCGGTTACTAAACAGCCAACGTACAAAAAACGCTTTCGCTTCTGGGAAATCTCCGAAGAGGTCTCACGCCAGGTCTTACCTCAGAAGCTGGAGTCGGCAATCCGGCGGCTAAATGCTCGCAATGCAATGGCATGACTTTGTTGCGCGAAAACAACAATGCAAATATTTTTTGGCTCCCTTCAGAGCAATTCGTTTGCGGGTAATTCGGACCCCGATAAAAAACTAGCGACAGATTCTATTCATGGTCTTTCATTACAGGAGCGAGCATTGAAGGTTGATCTCATCCCGATCGAGAAAGTAATCCCCTATGCAAAAAATCCGAGGCGAAACGAGGCGGCAATTGCAAAAGTTGCAGGCAGCATTAAGGAGTTTGGTTTTCGTCAGCCTATTGTTGTCGACTCCGAAATGGTGGTTATCGCTGGCCACACAAGACTGGAGGCTGCGCGATCGCTTGGCATTGCGAATGTGCCAGTTCATATTGCCGAAGGTCTGAGCAAGTCACAAATCAAGGCTTATCGCATCGCAGACAATCGAGTTGCTCAAGAGGCTGAATGGGATTTAGACCTTTTGAAAATCGAGCTGTCGGAATTGCGCGACGAGGAGTTTGATTTAAGCGAGACTGGATTTGATGAAGATGAGCTGAATGATTTGCTTGCTGAAGCTGTTGCAGAAGGCTTAACCGACGAGGATGCTGTTCCTGAGCCTCCACCGGAGCCTATTACAAAGCTCGGAGACATCTGGATACTAGGCAAGCACCGATTGATGTGCGGCGATAGTACGAGCGTGGATGCGGTTGAGAGACTAATGGCTGGCGAACGACCCAGAATGGTTTTCACCGACCCACCGTATGGCATCGCACACAGCGGAAAGGGAATTACAGCAAACGGTGTGGGCAACGACTTCGGGCAAATACTGGGCGACGAAGATGTTAGCGTCGCTATTGACACATTCCGCCTCTGCGTTGGTCAGTGGCCAGAGGCGCGAATGGTATTTTGGGGCGCAAACTACTACCCTAGCGCCTTGCCTGACGGCCACGGCTGGCTGGTGTGGGACAAGCAGCGCGAGGGCGACACATTTTCTGGCGCTGAGTTGGCGTTCATTAATGGTGGCGTGCGAGTTGATGTTTTTCGGCACATGTGGCATGGCATGGTCAAAGCAAGTGAGCATGGCCAAAAGCGCATACATCCCACCCAAAAGCCGATTGCGTTGGCTGAATGGTGCTTTGCTAAATACGGCGACTCAAGCACTGTTCTTGATTTGTTTGGCGGCAGCGGCAGCACTTTGATTGCCTGCGAAAAAACAGGTCGGTCTTGTCGAATGATGGAACTAGACCCAAAATACTGCGATGTCATCGTCAAACGATGGGAAGAATTCACCGGCAAGAAAGCGAGATTAGAAAATGGCAGTGGCGACCTACGGACTGGAGACGATCTGCAAGCTGCTTGATCTGACTCCTCAGCGGGTCAATCAACTTGTTAGGTCTGGTGTTATTCCAAAACAAGAGCGCGGTCGATATGAGCTCGTGCCAGTTGTTAAGGCTTACATAAGATATTTGCGCGATCGTGCAGTCAATAACGATGTCGGTCCTGATTCTCTTAGTAACGAAAGAGCTCGGATGACTAAAGCTCGCGCTGATATGTTTGAGATGGAGCGAGATCAGATGCGAGAAACCTTAATCCCATCTGCTGACATTGAGGCGGCTTGGGAAAAGGTTGTGATGAATATGAGGGCAAAGCTAATAGCCATTCCTGGCAAGGCTGCTGCGAATGTCTATGCTGCGGAATCGCTTGCAGAAACCAAAGCAATACTGAAAGATGAGATCTATGAAGCCCTTGGAGAATTATCAAGAGTCGAGGTCCGAGTCGATAACCCTGTGCGGTCATCAGAATCTGAAGAAGATCACGGAGTCAGTGCTGAGGAAGTTAGCCCCACCACCGGAGATAACCGTAAGCGAGTGGGCAGACCAAGAAAGGAAGCTGAGCCCAGAGTCGTCGGCTGAGCCTGGCCAATGGAGGACTGATCGGGCTGAATATCAGCGAGGGATCATGGATTCTTTCGCAGATCCGACAATCCGTGAGGTTGTTGTCATGTCATCGGCGCAAGTTGGCAAGACTGAGATTCTTAACAATCTTTGTGGGTATCACATCGAGCATGATCCAAGCCCGATGCTAGTCGTGCAGCCAACGCTCGACATGGCGCAGACCTGGAGCAAGGACAGGCTCGCTCCAATGCTTAGAGATACCCCATCACTTGCTGGCCTGGTAAAAGATCCGAGGTCTAGGGATTCTGGCAATACGACACTGCACAAACAATTCCCTGGTGGTCATTTGACTGCCTGCGGTGCAAATTCACCATCATCGCTTGCAAGTCGTCCTGTCAGAGTCGTGCTTTGTGATGAGGTCGATCGCTATCCAACCAGCGCGGGAAGCGAGGGTGATCCTGTCTTACTAGCCAAGAAAAGAGCGTCGACCTTTTGGAATCGAGTGATCGGATTGTTTTCGACACCAACGAATAAGGGCGCATCGCGTATTGAATCTGCTTTTGATGAATCGGATCAGCGGCGTTATTTTGTGCCTTGTCCACATTGTGAACACAAGCAATGGCTCAGATGGTCGCAAGTGAAATGGACTGAGCCTGATGATGTTCGTTATTACTGCGAATCATGCGGAGTTGGCTGGGATGATGCCGAGCGATTTCGAGCGATTAAGAACGGCAAATGGCAAGCTACGCAAGAATTTACTGGAGTCGCTGGCTTTCATCTTTCAGGGCTTTATTCTCCTTGGCTTATGCTGCGCGATTGCGTGAATGATTTCCTTGAGGCTAAAAAATCACCTGAGACGCTACGAGTCTTTGTTAATACCTTTCTAGGCGAAACCTGGGAAGATGCAGGAGATCAGGTCGACGACTACGAGCTTGCAAGCAGAAAAGAAAACTGGGGCGATGCGCTGCCGAAAGAGGTGCTGCTGCTAACTGCTGGCGTGGATGTCCAAGATGACAGGCTTGAAATCGAGGTCGTTGGTTGGGGCAAAGATGAAGAATCCTGGTCTGTGGATTATCGCCAGATTTACGGTGATCCTTCTTCGCCTGGCGTGTGGAATGACCTCGATCAGCTGCTGCAAGGACGATATGACCACGAGCATGGCGAGATGACGATCAGGGCTGCTTGTATAGACTCAGGGGGGCATCACACTGCAAGCGTTTACAAGTTTGCCAAGACGAGAGAAGGCCGCAGGATCTATGCAATCAAGGGTGTCGGTGGAGAAGGCAAGCCCATTGTCGGGAAACCATCGACCAACAACGGGCAGCGGGTCAAGCTCTTCCCTGTTGGCGTGGATACGGTCAAGCGCACACTGATGTCACGATTTAGGATTCAAGAACCAGGTGCTGGCTATTGTCATTTCCCAGAAGGCAGGGCAGATGAATATTTCCGGCAGCTGACAGCAGAAAAGCTCGTGACCAGGTATCACAAAGGCTTTCCGAGGTTGGAGTTTGTGAAGGTTCGCACCAGAAACGAGGCACTGGATGCTCGTGTTTATGCGATGGCTGCGCTGTCCATTCTGAATGCAAACCTGACTACAATGCACAATTCGATGATGCAAAGACAATCTATTCCTGTCGAGCAAAAGGCAAAACCACCTGTCTTTGCAAAAAAACCTTCGTCCTTTGTCAATAGTTGGCGTTAAAATCGGGGCAATTTGGGGGCAGCATGGCAAATTTGTTCAGTGCGGCGAACGCTCCGACGATTGAGCCCGACAAGATTGTCGTCGGTGATTTCTTGCAATGGAAGCGAATCGACCTGGGTGTTGACTATCCGAACACGCTACACACAGCAACTTATGTGGCTCGGATTACAGGCGGCGGCGCAAATGAGATACAGCTTGCAGGCACGAATAGTGGCAGCGATTATCTGTTTACGGTCAGCTCTGCAACCTCTGCAAACTTTTCGCCAGGCTACTATCACTGGCAACTTGAGATTGTTGAGACATCTTCTGGCAACCGCATTGTTGTCGATCGCGGTGCATTTGAGGCGATTGTCGATCTCGATGTCAATAACTCAGATCCTCGCACTCATGCAGAAATCATGCTCGACAAGATCGAGACGCTTTTGCAAGGAAAGGCAGATGCTGATGTTGCGAATTACTCGATTGCAGGCAGAAGTCTGACAAAACTCTCACCTCGTGAGCTGCTGGATTGGCGCAACTATTACAAGGCTGAGGTACAGAAAGAATTAAACCTAGAGCGCATTCGTCGCGGTCAATCTACTGGCATGACGATCAAAGTGAGGTTTCCTGGGAAATGAAGCTCTTTGATTTTTTCCGTAGAAAGACCGAGCAGAAGATTGCAAAGCCTCTGTTGCGAAATTACAACGGTGCGGCGGGCGGTCGTTTGCTTTCTGATTTTGTCATCAACAACCAGACTGCTGATTCTGCGCTGCAATACAGCCTGCCAACCTTACGCAATCGCTCGCGGGATCTTGAGCGCAACAACGAATATGCTCGAAAGTATCTGACGCTATTGCAGACTAATGTGGTTGGTGATGCAGGCTTTAATTTGCAAGTAAAAGCGCGAACCACCAACGGCAGCCTGGACGGTCCTGGCAACACCATGATTGAAAATGCCTGGACTCGTTGGAGTCGTGTTGGCAATTGCACTGTCGACAAGAAACTGTCCTTTCTCGATTGCCAGCGACTTGCGGTGCGAATGCTTGCTCGTGATGGTGAGTGCTTTGTGCAGCTGCTCAACGGTCCAAGATACCAGGACGGTTTTGCAATCAAGTTGATGGAAGCTGATTGGATCGACGATCAAAAGAATGAGATTCTCAGCAATGGCAATCAGATTCGGATGGGCATCGAGATTGATGAGATGCAGTCGGTGGTTGCTTACTGGGTGCTGACGCAGCATCCTGGTGATACGTCTTTCAGGACCAATGTGGCTCGAAAGCATATTCGAGTGCCTGCTGACAGGATCTTGCATCTTTATATGCCCAATCGCTTAGGAGTTCGTGGCGAACCTTGGATGGCTCCAGTGATTGACTCGCTGAAGATGCTCAGAGGTTACAGAGAAGCTGAGCTCGTGGCTGCGAGGGTTGCTGCAAGCAAAATGGGAGTGATTACGACCCCGACAGGCACTGAATACACAGGCGATGGCACAGAAAACAGCCACACGCCAATCATGAATGCTGATCCTGGGACATTCCACCAGTTGCCTGCTGGCTGGGACATCAAGATGTTCGACCCAACGCACCCGACAAGTGCTTTCGGTGATTTTGAGAAAGCAGTGCTGCGAGGCATTGCTAGCGGTCTGAATGTGGCTTATACGAGCCTGTCAAATGATCTGGAGGCGACAAGCTACTCAAGCATCAGAGCTGGGACGCTTGAAGATCGAGACAATTATCGAGTGCTGCAATCATTCATCATCGAGCACTTTGTCGATCCGATCTATCGTCAGTGGCTTGCCTCTGCGATGCTTAACAATTCATTCCCATTGCCTCCAACCAGGTTCGACAAGTTTGCAGATGCAACGGTCTGGCGAGGTCGCGGCTGGAATTGGGTTGATCCGTTAAAAGAGATCAACGCTGCGGTGGTTGGTCTCAACAATGGCATTTTGTCTATGCAAGACGTGGCAGCTCAATACGGCAGAGACGTAGAAGAAACCTTCTCGGCTATTCAGCGCGACAAGGAGCTTGCAGCACAATACGGGCTGAGCATGAGTTTTGAGCCCTTTGGTGAGAAGATGCCTGCTCCTGCAATGGTTGACGAAAATGCCGATTCCTAATGAAAGCATGGTTGAAGAGGCGCAGCGCGGACTGGCCTGGCGGCGAGAATTCGGACGTGGTGGGACTGCTGTTGGGATTGCTCGCGCTCGCGACATTTCTAATGGTGTTGATCTTCCGATGGCTACTATCCGACGAATGAAGGCTTATTTTGACCGGCACGAGGTCGACAAAGAGGCTCAAGGATTTAGACCAGGCGAAAATGGATACCCCAGCAATGGGAGAATCGCTTGGGCTCTGTGGGGCGGCGATCCTGGGCAGACCTGGGCAAATCGTCTTGTCGCGCAAGACAATGAAGAGGAAAGAAGCATGATTGAGGAAAGACCTTATCCAAACGAACATGCAGCCAGGCTGACTGATCCGGCGCAATACGATGGCTTTGCTCGTGTGAATGACCAGTTCGGACCAGGCATTGATGCGATCTTTGGGATCAAGGACGGTGAGAGCGAATTGCAAGCAATCAGGTTTGATGCAGATCGTTTCACTGCTGATGAGGCAAGAGAATGGCTTGCAGAGCATGACTATGACCCGATAGAATTCGAGGAGGCGACAGGAGAGGACGCAAGCGGCGATACTTCTGACGACAATGACGAGGATGAAATGGCTGCTGAAGAGCGCAAAAGCATTGCGAAGCTGAATACCAGGGCGATGACCTGGGAAGCATCTATCGACCAAAAAGCTCGCACTGCGCTGATCGCTGTCTCCTCTGAGGCTCCTGTCGAGCGATATTTTGGGACTGAGATTCTCAATCACGAGGCTCGGTCTATTGATCTGACATTTATGAATTCTGGTCGGGCTCCTCTTTTGCTCGATCATGACGCGACCAAGCAGATTGGGGTCGTGGAGTCTGTGACACTTGATGAGTCAACCCGTCGACTACGGGCAAAGGTTCGCTTCGGAAGAGGTGAGCTGGCAAGTGAGGTGTTTCAGGATGTTTCTGACGGTATCCGCAGCAACATTTCTGTCGGTTACGAGATCCGAAAAATGGATGAGGTAACCAAAGGTGAATTCCGAGTCATGGACTGGTCACCTCTTGAAATTTCAATCGTGAGCATTCCTGCTGACCAGACAGTCGGCGTGGGTCGGTCGAAAGAAATGGATTCTTCTCAACCTGTCATTTTCCAAAAGGAAGAAATCATGTCTGATGTAAATCTCGATCAGATTCGTTCCGAAGCAGCAGCAAAAGCTCGTCAGGACGCATCTGCAATTCTCGCTCTTGCAGCTCGCCACAATCGCAGCGATCTCGGTCGCAAAGCTATTGAGGAAGGCACAAGCATTGAGGCTTTCCGTGGTCAGTTGCTGGATGCAATCGGCAATGACAAACCTCTCGACACTCGTGCGACTGACATTGGTGCATCGCGTCATGAGCAAAAGGAATACTCCTTAGCTCGTGCTCTTCGCGCTATGACCACCAATGATTGGAGGCAAGCAGGTTTCGAGCGTGAAGTCAGCGACACCATTGCTCGCAGTATTGGTCGTGACGCAAAGGGCATCTTTGTTCCTGATTTCGTATGGGGCAAGCGTTCTGGTCCTATGTCGACTGCTGCAACAGGTGGCTCTGCTTCTGAGAATGTCTCTGACAAGCTCGTGCCAACGATTCAGGCTGGTGACATGTTCATCGAGGCTCTTCGCAATCGCATGGTGATGGCTGATCTCGGTGTCACGTTCATGAATGGTCTTGTAGGCAAGATCCAGATCCCCAAGTTCTCTGCTGGTGCTAATGCAGCATTTGTGGAAGAGCTCGCAGCGGTGTCTGACCAGTCTCCGACCGATGCAGCTGTGACGTTGCAGCCTCGTACGCTTGGTGCTTATGTAGACATTTCGCGTCTGCTTATGATGACCTCGGTTCCTGCTGTCGATCAGATCGTTCGCAACGACCTGCTTGCAAGCATGGCAGAGCGCATTGAGTATTACGCAATCAACGGCTCTGGCTCTAGCGGTCAGCCCACTGGCTTGCTGAATCTGTCGGGTATCAACGATATTGACATCTCTGCTGGCACTGATGTTGATTCGCTGACCTGGGCTGACATCGTTGCGCTCGTGAAGGCTGTGGAAGAGGACAACGGCGTGGTGAATCCTGCTGCTCTTGGCTGGCTGACCCATCCTGCTGTTAAGGCAAAGCTCGCATCGACTGCAAAAGTGTCAAGCACTGATTCGGTCATGATCTTGGCTGAGCCCTGGAATTCGTTGTATGGCTACAAGTTTGCAGCCACAGCAGCAGTTCCAACCAACCTCGATCCAGGCGATGCAGGCAATGACGCTTCGGCACTCATCTTCGGTGACTTCTCACAGTTGATGGTTGGAACCTGGGGCGCACCTGAGATCCTCGTCGATCCTTATACTGGCGGCACTGCTGGTACGGTTCGTATCATCGTGATGCAGGAAGTTGATGTTGCAGCTCGCAACGCAGTCAGCTTCGCGCTAACGAACGAAGTCTCGGTTGCCTGATAAATGGACATTCGGATCTTGCAGACCTGTTTTGTAGTGGGAGGCAAGCACCGAGCTGGTGACATCATCTCAGTCGTTCCAACGATTGCAGAGCAGCTCATCAAGCGAGGGTTTGCGGTTCCATTGCATAACGACAGGTCTGTGGGTCTGGAAGTCAGCCAGGTAGATGCGGAAGTTTCAAAGCGCAAAGGCAGGAGGGTAGATCGTGGCAGTCGAATCGGCTGATGATCGTGCGATCTTCCTGGCAGTCAATGACTTTGGGATTTCCGCGACTTTTACACACAGTGCAACGACGACGACAATTTCAGGCATCTTTGACAACGATTTCATCGAGGTCGATGCAGGAGGTGGGGTCGGTTTTGCACTACAGCAGCCAAAGTTCATCGCAAGGACAGCAGACGTTTCCACAGCGGTCGAAGATGACACGTTGGTGATTTCTTCAGTGACTTACAAGATCAAGGTTCGGCAGGATGATGGCACAGGCATGACGGTGTTGATCCTGGAGAAACAATAATGGCTCACGGTCGCAAAGCGATTAGAGATCGAGTCGTGACGGTTTGTACAGGTTTGACAACGACAAGCACGAGAGTTCATAAATCGAGGTTGTATCCTCTTGCAAGTGGCAAGTTGCCAGCCTTAGCGATTTATGCACTTTCTGAGGTAAGCGAAGCGGTCACGATTGGATCGCCAAAGTATCATCGAAATTTAGATATTGCGATTGATGCGATGGCTGAGGCAAATACCAATGTTGATGACACGCTCGATCTTATCTGCGAGGAAGTAGAAACGGCGATCGGTGCAGATCGGACCCTAAATGGTTTATGCAAGGAAGCAACGCTTGTCTCAACAGACATCGAGCTTTCTGGCGAAGGTGAGAAACCCGTTGGGATTGCTCGATTGGTTTATCGAGTGACCTATCGGACTGCGGTTACAAACGCGACAGCCACGACATAAGGAGTTTTGAAATGGCTACACATACTGGCTCAGAAGGCACAGTGAAGATCGGGGCGAATGCGATTGCTGAGATTCGCTCTTATACGATTGATGAGACGGGCGACACCATCGAGGACACCACGATGGGCGATACTGCTCGGACCTACAAAGCAGGGTTGAAGGACTTTACAGGCTCTGTGGACGTTTATTGGGACGAGACTGACACGACAGGTCAAGGTGGTTGCACAGTCGGCAGCTCGATCACTTTGAACGTCTATCCTGAAGGCGCATCAACTGGTGACGTTTACTACACAGGCACAGCTCTCGTGACTGGCTTTAGCGTGACTGGATCATTTGATGGCATGGTCGAAGCATCAATCACCTTCCAGGGTACTGGTGGATTGACTAAATCGACTGCGAGCTAAGGCATGAAAGCGATCGACAGAGCAGTCGAGCATTTCAAGTCAAAGCCAGTTAAGCGCATAGAGGTTCCAGAGTGGGGTGACGATTCTGGACCTCTTGTCATTTTTGCCAATCCGATCACGCTAAGAGAGCAAAGCAAGCTCAGTAAGATCGAAGGTGGCGATGCGGAGATGCTGATCGAAGTGTTGGTCATGAAGTCTGAGGACGGGCAAGGCAACAAGCTCTTTACGATCGAGGACAAGCCAAAGATCAGATCGTCTGTTGATCCAACCTTAGTGGCAAAGATCGTCAGCCAGATCATGTCGCAGTCACAGGAGAGCCTCGAAAAAAACTGAGGGAGACTCCCGAACGACAGCTCAAATTCGTCTTGGCAGAAAAACTTTCCATGACGGTCGATGAGCTTGAAGATAAAATGTCGTTTGAGGAGTTCCTAGAATGGTCGTGCTGGCTCAAGATACAGTCGGAGAAATCGCAACATGGCAGCAGCCCTAAATTTTCCGATCACAGCAGACGATCAAACAAAGGCGGCATTTGAGAGTGTTCGTCGCAATCTAGATCAAATCCGCAAGTCTGCTGAGGATGTCCAAGGTGGATTTGCTGGATTCAAAGCAGCTGCGGTCGGTGCAATTGCTGCAATTTCCTTCGGTGCAGTCATTAGTGGCATTCGAGGGCTCATCAACGAATTCGATGATCTACTTGACCAGGCTGAGCAAGTTGGGGTCGCTGCGGAGCGATTTCAGGCTTTAGCGGTTGGGGCAGAGCTCTCTGGTGCAAAGGCTGAAGATCTAAAGGCAGCTCTCACAAAGGTCGCTCAGAATGCTTTTGATGCGGCATCAGGCAACGAAACGCTTGCAGAGCAATTCCGAGCAATGGGAGTCGCGGTTGTTGATTCATCTGGCAAGCTGCGAGACACTGAGTCAATCTTTCTTGATCTTGTCGATCAGATCTCAAGGCTTGATGATGGCATTGCCAAGACTGGGATCGGCATTGATCTTATTGGCAAGAGCTTCACAAAATTCACCAACGGTGCTGCGGACATTCGGGCTGCTGCCGACGAAGCTAATCGGCTGAACCTGGTTGTTTCTGAGGCGACACAGAATGTCTTTGCCAAGTTCAATGACACGCTATTTATTGTTGCCAGGCAGATCAAATCGTTGATCGCTGAGGCTATTGCTCCTGCTGTCAAATGGTTTACAAGCCTGCTTGAGAAGGTCAAAAACTTTTTCTCGATTGGCAAAGCTGGCGGCGACAAGATCAAAGAGATGGCAGATGCTAATCGTGACGCTGCTTCAGCTGCTCAAGAACATGCTACAAGCCTGCAAGCAGTAAACAAGGCGACAAGCTCATTGCCTGCACCGATCGCCAAGACATCGAGCATGATTGCTGCTCAAAAGAAGGCATCAGAGGAGCTTGCAAAGACCCTTAGAGATGTCGAATCGGTCACTTCTGATGTCGTCTACAAGATTGCAGAGCAAACGGAGAAAGCCTTAGATCAAGACGTAAAAGAGGTGCTCAAGCAATTTGGTGAGGATTCCAAAGAGGCTCTCAAGAAATATCAATTGGCGCAAGATGCTGCGAGTGAGGAGTTGGCTTATTGGCGCAAAGAGACTGAAGCGGTCCGAACACCAATGGAGCAATTCAACGATCGCATGGAAATCTTGAATGACGCATTGCAGCGCGGTTTGATTTCTTTCCAGGCTTATGAAGGACTGAGCGGCAAAGCATTTGAGACATTCAGCAAAGCAATCGAAGCACCAAAAGACGGTCTCGAAGAAATCAGGGCATTGCTAGACAAGACGGGCGAATCTTTTACCCAAACATTTACTGAAATGCTCATGACCGGCAAGGCATCGTTTAAGTCGTTGGTTGATTCGATCATCAGTGACCTGCTTCGGTTGTATATCAAACAGAAAATCACTGTGCCTTTGTTTGATGCACTTAAAACAATCGACTTTGGATCTATCTTGCCTGGTCGAGCTGTTGGCGGTCCTGTAAAGGGTGGTCGTCCTTATATGGTTGGCGAAAAAGGACCGGAGCTCTTTGTGCCAGGCGCATCAGGATCAATTGTCAGAAACCAAGACGTTTCGGCTGGCAGCGGTGGTGGTGATGTCATCATCAACCAGACTTTGCAAATCACGACTGGGGTGCAATCAACGGTCAGAGCAGAGATCGCACAGCTCATGCCACAGATCGCCAATGTCACAAAAGCTGCCATTGTTGATGCTCGTGCTCGTGGTGGATCGTTTGCAGCAGCACTGAGGTAATCATGGCAATCACTTACCCTTTAACCTTCCCTGCAAGCCCTGGAATTGCCAGGCTTAGGATTACCCCTAGATCGGTCGTGTCAGTGTCACAAAGCCCGTTTACAGGCCAGCAGCAGGTCTATAAACATCAGGGCCAATGGTGGGAAGCTGAGGTCACCTTGCCTGCTATGTCTCGTGCTGAAGCTGAAGTCATCATCGCTTTTCTTCTTTCTTTGGATGGGCGTTATGGAACATTCATTATGGGTGACCCTATCGGCGCGGCTCCGAGGGGCATTGGAACGGGTACACCATTGGTTAACGGCGGTTCGCAGACGGGCCAAGATCTTGTTACGGATGGCTGGACGGCGAATCAAACGGGCATTTTAAAGGCTGGCGATTGGGTGCAAATAGGCACAGGATCGGCAACAAAGTTGCATAAAGTCTTGGTTGATGCAGACAGCAATGGCAGTGGACAATCGACTTTGACTTTATTCCCAAAGCTCAGAAGCTCACCAACTGACAACCAGGCAATCTATGTGAACAATACAAAAGGGCTTTGGCGGCTTGCTAGCAACGAAATGCCTTACGACATCGACGAAGCAAGCATTTACGGCATCACCTTTGCCTGTGTTGAGGCGATATGAGTCGCGGTCTTACAGCTGGCGCACTTGCTCAGATCGCAGCGACCGAGCTGCAACCGATTCTTTTATTTCAAGCTGAGTTTCAGTCGGGCACGATTTATATCTGGAATGGTATTGGCGATCTAAGTTGGAATTCGCAGACCTGGACAGGTGTTGGCACTTTTATGAGCTTTTCTGACATTGAGGAAAGCACAGAAGTGAAGGCAGTTGGTGCGACCATTACGCTCAACGGCATTCCTAGCGATTTAGTGTCAACAGCTTTATCTGATGTCCGACAAAACAAGCCTGGCAAGCTCTATCTTGGCTTTTTATCTTCGGGCTCTATCGTTTCTGATCCTTATCTCATCTTCGCTGGCAGGCTGGATGTTGTTCATCTCGATGAGTCATCAGAAGGATCAACAATCTCTTTGCAATACGAATCGAGGCTGATTGATCTTTCTAGGCCCAGAGTTTTTCGATATACCCCAGAAGATCAAGAGCGAGAGTTTGCAGGCGATTTAGGCATGGAGTTTGTCCCAGCATTGCAAGACAAAAAGGTGACCTGGGGACGTGTAAGCAATGCTGTTCCATCAGGAGCTGGGTCAGGTGGCGCACCTCCTGTCGATGAACAACAAACAACAGGGATGTAATGGGCTTTCTTGAAATCATCTTAGCAATTGCGAGCATGGCTGCTGGAGAGGCGGCTGTTAGTTATTTCGCGATAACTTCTGCTTGGCAAGCTGCTGCGGTTCGCTTTGCTGTCGCTCTTGCGATCTCGACTGCATCTAGAAACTTAGTTACTCGCAAATCATTCCAAAGCGAAGCTGAGGGCAGGATCATCACGACTAAGGAGCCTTTGGCGGCCGCTAAAGTGATTTATGGTCGGGTGAGAGTCGGCGGCACGATTGTCTACATGGAGACCACTAGCAGCTCCAACGAATATTTGCACATGGTGATCGTCCTTGCTGGTCACGAGGTTCACGCGATTGATGACATCTACTTTGATGATGAGCTCGTTCCTTTAGACGGATCTGGCAATGCAACTGGCACTTTTGCTGATCTTGTAAGAATCAAGAAAGCTCTCGGCACTGATGCACAAACAGCCTTTAGCGATCTGGTGTCTGAGTCTGATTCGCTTTGGACAAGCAATCATCGACTGAGAGGTCGCGCTGCAATCTATGTGAGGCTCAAATACAACCAGGACAAGTTTCCCAACGGTGTCCCTAATATCACAGCCATTGTCAGAGGCAAGAAGGTTTACGACCCAAGGACCACGACGACTGCTTACAGCACAAATCCTGCTCTGATCGTTGCTGATTACCTTTGCAACACCAGATATGGACTTGGCGCGACTTATGCCACAGAGATCGACGAAACAGCTCTGACAGCTGCTGCAAACATTTGCGACCAGGATGTCACGCTCGATGCTGGCGGCACTGAAGATCGCTACACAGCAAACGGATCATTTGACACGACTGAAGTGCCAGAGAAGGTGCTTGCTGAGCTTTGCAGCGCAATGGCAGGTCATGTCACCTATGTTGGCGGCAAATGGTCGATTCTTGCAGGAGCCTATAGATCACCATCAATCACGCTTGACGAAGATGACTTGCGAGCAGGCTTTAAGGTGCAAACCTTGGTTTCTCGCAGAGATCAATTCAACTCAGTCAAAGGTGTTTTTAGCTCACCAGACAACCTTTGGCAGCCAACGGATTTCCCGTCCTATTCTTCTGCTACTTTTGTATCAGAGGACAATAGCGAGACGGTTTACAGAGATATTTCGCTCCCCTATACGACCAGTGCAGCCACAGCGCAGCGTTTAGCGAAGATTGAGCTTTACAAGGCTCGTGAGCAGCTGTCGATGACTTTGCCTTGCAAGCTCACTGCTTATGGGGTCCAAGTTGGTGATGTGGTCAATGTAACCAATACCAGGATGGGCTGGTCTGCCAAGGCTTTCGAGGTTGTAGGCACAAAACTTGTTTTTGATCTCGATGCTGGCTTTGGTGTTGATCTTGATCTTAGAGAAACGAATTCAAGCATCTACTCTTGGGATGAAGCAACCGAAGAGCAAGAGTTTGTGCAGGCTCCGAATACCAACTTGCCAAACCCAAGATCTGTTCCTGCTCCTACAGCTCTGACGCTCACTGAGGTCAAAGTTCTTCTCAATGATGGAACCCTTGCCAATGGCATTCGAGTTAGTTGGACAGCTCCGAGCGATTATTTTGTCAAGGAATATGAGGTCCAATACATCAGGACTGGTGGGGCGATCGACTATGGGCTCATCAGCCAGGCTGCAACTTCCTCACAGTCATTTGGCGACATCACTGCAAGCGCAACCGCTACGTTGAATTATGGGTCGATCTCAGATGTCATCATTTCTGGCGAGCCTGAATTCAACAGCGGCACGACAACAACAACGCAGCTGACGATCGCTCCAGTCATCCAGGCTGTCGAATATACGGTCAAGGTCCGATCGGTTTCTCATTTGGCAGTGAGATCTGCCTTTGTGCAAGACACGATCACCACAGGCGGCGATACAACGGCTCCTGCTGCACCATCACTTATCACGGCAACCGGCAAGATCAGGTCAATTGTTTTGAATTGGGAAAACCCATCTGATCTTGATTTTGATTCGGTGGAAGTATTTAGAAACACGACCAACAGCGTTAATTCTGCGACCAAGGTTGCTCAGATTGCTGCTGACAATTGGACCGACACAAATCTTGATAGTGATGTCACGCGCTATTACTGGCTGCGATCGGTCGACATGTCTGGCAATCGCTCGGCATTCAGCTCTTCAGTCAATGCAACGACTCAAACGATTGTTTCTGCTGATTTCAGTGCTGAGGTGCTTAATCTCTTTGCTGAGGCTGGGGCTTATGGGATTGAGCCTGTCGCATCATTGCCAGCAAGTGGAGATTTTGTCGGGCAGATCAAGTTTGATACGACTGCGGTTGCTCTCTATCGTTGGACGGGATCAGCCTGGGACGATGACATTTTTAGCATCACGACAGGATCTGTTACCGCAAGTGCTTTTGCTGCTGGCATCGAACCTATTTCAGTCGTCAGCTCTTTGCCAAGCGCATCAGGTTACACAGGCCCGAAGGTTGTTTTTCTGACCACAGATGGCAAGCTCTATCGTTATGCTTCTGGGGCGTGGACAACTGCGGTGCTCACCTCGGATCTTTCTGGGACGCTTGCATCTTCGCAATTCAGCAACAGCCTGAGGCCTGTCGAGGTTGTTTCGTCATTACCAAGCAGCTCCAACTTCCAGGGGCGCACAGTTTTTCTCACGACCGACAACAAGATATATCGGCATGATGGGACAAACTGGACTGCTGCGGTCCCAGCTTCAGATCTATCAGGCACTGTTTCTGATGCACAGATCGCTGGCCTGGCGGCTGCGAAGATCACCGGCACACTAACCAATTCCCAGATCGCTGATGTCGCAGCTGCAAAGATCACTGGATCTATTGTCGGAACCCAGATCACAGATGGCGCAATCTCAACAGCAAAGCTCGCAGCAGGATCGGTGACTACTGCCAAAGTTGCAGCTGGAGCAATTTCAGCAGATGAGATTGCAGCCAACGCAATCACAGCGGTCAAGATTTCTTCGGGTGCAGTGGAAACGGCAAAGATTGCAGCAGGAGCGATCGAGGCTAGCAAGATTGCATCCAGTGCGATCACGACCGACAAACTTGCAGCCAATGCGGTGACGACCGAAAAGATTACAAGCAATGCGATCACCACAGGGCTTCTGGCTGCGGGGGCTGTGACTTCGGACATTCTTGCAAGCAACTCGATCATCGCTGGCAAGATTGCTGCTGGGGCTATCAACTCATCGAGCTTGTTTGTAAGTGGGGTGATTACCTCTTCTCATATCCAGGCAGGCACGATACAAGGCGACAGGATTGCTGCTAATACGATCACTGGTGGTCTTATTGCTGCAAGCGGGATTATCACCTCGGCTGCACAGATCAATGATGCGGTGGTGACGAATGCAAAAGTAACCAGCTTGTATTCGAGCGATTACAACGGACCTATTCCACCATCGAGCAGCAACTTTGGGACTGCTGGTTGGTATCTCGACAAGTCGGGCAGTTTCTACGGCAATTCGGTCTATCTGCGAGGTCAGCTTGTTAGCGGCACTTCAGGAGCGCAGCGAGTAGAAATCAACAAGACACTCGCAAACAAGCTAGCGGTCTACAACAGCTCAAACACGCTTATCGGGGCCATAGGTGGCTCTGGAGTCTTTGGCGATGCAGTCATTCAGTCTTATCCGCAAATCGTCAGCGGATCGTTTCAGGGTGCTTATATCGAGACTCCGAGTTATACGGGCTCGACGAATTATGGGTATGGTCTTTATGCAAGGACAGCCGATGGAGAGGTTGATTCCTATGTTAATTACTGGGACAGCTCTATCGGTTTAAGAGCTGCGGTTGCAGGCACTATTAGTGTTGGCGCAGCTCTCAGATCTGGAGTGCATGGCTATCGTGACTCTAGCTATTCCGCTGGTGGTCGTTTTTATGATGGCAGCGCTGGAACCCTTGTCACGCTTGCTGATAGCAGTGGCTATGCCTTAAACATTCGATCTGGGCAACTAAGGTATGGATCAACCACCATACAAGCTCCAAGCGGATCATCAGGCGATTTCTTGCGTGGCAATGGTTCTTATAGTGCCTTATCAGCCTCAGACATTCCGAATATTTCCGGCAATAAGATTACATCTGGTTTGGTTGACTGGGGTTATGTCGCAGGCTTTAAGAACGGATCGAGTCAAGTCAGAGGCATTGCAGGCACTGGATCAACAGCGACTTTACAAGCGTTTTTAGGATCAGAGACTACCGACACGACCTCTGGGAACATGGTTTATTACACCGAGGCTGGGGGCTACTTCGGTGGGGTCTATATAAACCAACGTGGAACAACAGCGACCTGGAGCGCACTTTATTCAGACGCTCGAATGAAGGATGTGCTTGGTCAAATACCGATTGCAGACCCTTTAGAAACGCTGAAAAAAATTGGCAATCCTGTGATCTGGAAATGGAACCATGAGGCATCTAGCGAGGTCTGGGGCTATACAGCACAGCAGATCGGACAAGGGCTTCCTGATGCTGTGATAGAGGCTCCAAGAACACCGAGAGGCGACTATCAGCTCGTGCCTGGCACAGAAGAACGGGTGCTGACTTTTGATAACACCAAGTTTCAGATGCTTAAGGACATGGCTTTGATTTCGCTTATTGAGAAGATCGAGATGCTTGAGGCTAAGATCGCTGCGCTGGAGGCTAGATCATGAGCTGTACCTGGTCGATCACAAAAATGGTTTCTGATCCAGATGAGCATGATCGTCCTAATGTGATTAGAGAAGTGACGATCTCTTGCACGAGTGACGATGAATCATTCTTCACGACTGTGATGTTAGATCCACCATCTCAAAGTTTTGTCGATTTCAATCTGGTCACACAAGCATTGGTCTGGCAATGGGTCTACGCAAAGATTTCCAAAGAAGATATAGAGGCTATTGTTTTGCAGCGCATTGCAGATCGACAAACTGTTTCACAAATGCCGTGGTAAGGAAATGACATGACACAAGCAGTACAACTCAGAAAAGGCACGACCTCCGAACATTCGACCTTTACGGGTTTGCAGGCAGAGGCAACTGTCGACACGACTAAGAAAACCATCGTAGTCCATGATGGGTCGACTGCTGGCGGCATTCCTTTATCCAGAGAGGATCTGAGCAATGCGAATCCTAGCAATCTGACTACGATTGTTGGGGCTGATACGGCATCTGGCGATCTCTTTGTTGTTTATGACGTTTCAGCGAGCGCGTTTAAGAAGATCACCAGGGCTGAGCTGAACAATGCAATGGAGCAAGATGCACTAGCTTCTGTTGCGATCACTGGCGGCAGCATCAACGGCACGACGATTGGCGCAAGCACTGCAAGCACAGGAGCTTTCACCACCTTATCTGCCTCAAGCACAGTTAGCGGTAATGGATTCAGCACTTATCTAGCCAGCCCACCAACTATTGGCGGCACTAGTCCAGGACTTATAACTGGGACAACAATAACAGCGACAAATCAATTTTCTGGGCCACATAATGGATCTGTTGGCGCAACCTCGCCGTCGAGCGGAATATTTACCTCATTGGCATCTTTAAGTGTTTTACAAAATGTCCAAACAATTGCATCATCATCATCCATTTCAGCTGGCAACAATGGGCTTTCAGTTGGGCCTGTGACTATTTCTGGTGGGGCTGTTTTTACAGTTCCAAGTGCAAGTATTTGGAAAATTTTAGAAGGAGTTTGACATGGCCTATGGCAAAGTGCTCGCAAATGCGACATCTGCAACCGGCGTATTTCGCAAAGCTGATCCCACAATCGTCGCATGGACCAAAACTGGCGCATTTACAGCTACAACAGCGACTGAATTAACGATTGAGGTAAATGGTGAATCGCAAATCATTGCGTCTGGAACCTCGATCACGATGCCAGGTTCGGCCACGACAGGAACAGATTATGCAATCTGGGCAAAAACTGATGGCACATTGCAAGCAACAACCGATCACACATCTGCTCCGGCGACTGGTGCTAGAAAAGTCGGTGGGTTTCATTACGCGCCAGGCGGCAACGCAACAGGGACATCTGGCGGTAATACCACAGCAGGAATTAACGAATATTCTTTTTGGGACTTGAAATTCAGGCCAGCTTGTAAAGATCCTCGCGGCATGACGCTAGTGGCTGGATGTTTTTGGTCTGATATCTATCTTTGCGGGGTCGATCACTATACAAACGGGACGAGCAAATATAACGTCACGATCGCAGACGGTTCATCGCTGCCTAAGATTAGTGCAGCTTTTGGGGGCACAGGATCTAACTCTTATGCTGGCGGCACTTGGTTTGCTTTCAATGAAATTATGCGCGGAGCTGGTAAGCGACTGCCAAGATATACAGAGTTTGCTGCTTTAGCCTATGGCACGACCGAGGCTTCTTCGCTCGGATCTGATCCGACTACAACAGGGGTCAGCAGCGGCACGTACACAAGCAAATGGGGCGTGATGCAATCCAGTGGAGTTATGTGGCAGTGGTCAGATGACTTTATTGCAAGTGGCGATGGGACTGGCGGCTGGCAAACTGGACTTACAGAAACCAGAGGCAATATTTATACTTACAATTCCTCGGCACGCGCTGGGCTCTTGGGCGGCGGCTGGGCCGACGGGTCGGGTTCCGGTTCTCGTTGCTCGAACTGGACCTACGATCCATCGCTCTCGGCCAGCCCCATCGGGGCTCGCGGCGTGTGTGACCACCTGATTCTTGATTAAGTGGCGAAAGCCACGTTGTCATGGAACCAATCTCAGAGGCGACACAATGTTACGATCAGATGGCTATTATCGAAAAGTACGAAAGGGTCATAGCCTATCTATATCCAATTGCTCAATCGATGCCTCGTCGACATGGGATAGCCAGAGACAAGTTTTTGAATTGTCTTTTTTCGGTTCCAGATCTTTTATATCAAGCGGGGAAATCAAATCAGATAAGCAAGATATATGCTGCAGATGCTGGATTGGCTCATCTGCGGTTTTGGATGCGATTTCTTTTTACGATCAAAAGCATGACGCAACATCAGCTGCAAACGGCTCAGGCTGTTTTGGCAGAAGTTGGGGCGATGCTTGGAGGTTGGATCAAAAGAAGAAGAGCGCAGGGGCATACTGGGTAAAAACGCTGGGATCTTGGGCGGCAACTGGAACAACGGGTCGGATTCCGGTTCTCGTTGCTCGAACTGGAACAACGATCCATCGAACTCGAACAACAACATCGGGGCTCGCGGCGTGTGTGACGACATCGATTTATCGCTTCGTAAAGGCTTACGCATTACGAGCAGGCCTGTCAAAATGTGGTCAGCCAGCAGTGTCCTCCTTCGGGGAATACATCAAGAGGTCTGGCATAACGTCAAGTAGGCAATCCAAAGACGGGGCTAGCACAATGCCAAAACGACACAGGCATTTGATTGAAAAAATTGCGGACATCCAGAATTTGAGATCTGCATATATCAATACGGCACGATCCAAACGAATGACTCATGGATATTTAGAGTTTAAGGAATACGCCGAATCAAATTTATCATTGATTCAATCAGAGCTTTTGGATGGTGGCTATAAGATTGGTCCTTATAGAGAGTTTATTATTTATGAGCCTAAGGCGCGATTGATTTCTGCTCTTGATTTCAAAGACAGGTTGGTGCAACACGCACTTTGTAATGTTATTGGACCGATCTTCGAAAAAGCAATGCTTCCGCAAACCTTTGCATGTCGTGTTGGACTTGGCACACATGCAGGAGTCAAATATTTGCAAGCGGAAATGCGTCGAATTGATGCAACGCACTTTTTGAAAACTGATTTCTCAAAATATTTCCCATCCATAGATCATAAAATCTTGCATGAGATGATTGATCGTAAAATTGACTGCGAAAAGACCCTGAAGATTCTAAGAGAGATTATTCCAATCAATGGAAAGGGCATCCCGATTGGAAGTTTAACTTCGCAGCTTTTTGCAAATGTTTATGGCGGTTCTGTTGATCGTTATATTCACTTTGAATTAAAACATCGAGCATGGGCAAGATACATGGATGATATTGTGATTCTTGGGCATGACGAAAAAGAGCTGAGAAGTTCGTTTTCTAAGATACAAATCTTTTCAAAAGAAAAGTTACTATTAGCAATAAGCAAGTGGCAATCTGGGCCTATCAGCAGAGGCATCAACTTTCTTGGGTATCGTATCTGGCCCACGCACAAGCTCTTGAGGAAAGATTCTGTAATAAGAGCAAAACAAAAGATTTCAAAGTTTGTTCGTCTTGGCGATCAAGACTCATTAAGAAAATTCATTGCTTCATGGTCTGGTCATGCTCGTTGGGCAGACACGCACAACCTTTTTAATTGGATGGAGAATCGACATGGCATCGTTTGTCATCAACAGTAGGGCTGATCTTGATGCAATTGCAGGGACGGTAGAACATCAACGATTTATGCAGGCTTTGCGCGGGTCAATGATTCGCAAGATCAATGTTCAGACGTATCCTGATGGATACAACCAGCCTGGCTATAGTGGACCGACATTGGAACCAGTTTGGCAAGATCAGGAAGATCTATCTACGATCGAGCAATTTGGTTTTACCAAAGAAGATTTTGAGTGAGGATGAAATGTCACGCGATGAGGCTTTAGCAGCAATCGAAAAGCACGAGGCTTTATGTGCCTTGCAATATGCTCAGATAAACGCTCGACTAAAACGCTTGGAGCAGATTCTGCTTGGTGCTGGCGGTGCAATTATCCTGCTGCTGGTCAACCTGGTGCTAAAGCTGCATTGACGTGGAAGCGATCACCGAAGCTGTCTCGAAATTGTGGTACTTAGGGGCGGCAGTGGTCGGCATTGCTGCTTATGCAGTGACCTTAAAAGTCAGGCTCGATTACTTAGAAAAGGGCTATGACAAGCAGATCACAGCTCTCTGGGAAAAGGTCAACGAGCTGACTGAAAAACTAGGAATGCGATGATGTTTGATTTGCTCAGCGGCGGTCTGCTTGGCAGTATCTTTGGCGGTCTTTTTAGACTTGCTCCAGAAGTGCTCAAGTATTTTGACAAGAAGAACGAGCGAAGCCACGAGCTGCAAATGTTCACGCTCCAGACGGACCTAGAAAAGATGCGTGGTCAGTTTCGGATGGAAGAGCGATATGTCGATCACAGCATTGCTCAGATGGATGCCATAAAGGAGGCTTTTAAGGAGCAAGCTGAGACTGCCAAGGCTGCGGGATGGTTCGTCGCTGCGATCTCTGCTCTTGTTAGACCTGGAATCACTTGGGTCGCTTTTGGCATGTATATGACAGTCAAGATTGTTGGTCTCATGATGGCTTTAGATGCTTCAGCTGATTGGCGAGAAGTGATCGTGAAAAGCTGGGATGAAGATGACTTTGCCATGCTGAACATGATGCTCACTTTTTGGTTTATTGGTCGCTCCATCGAGAAATATCAAAAGTGAATCCAGAGGCAATCAAGATAGCGATTGCAATCATCAAGCAGTTTGAAGGGTACGCAAAGCGATTGCCTGATGGCGGCTGCACTGCTTATCCAGATCCTGGCACTGGAGCAGATCCTTGGACTATTGGGTATGGTTGCACAGGAGCAAACATCAAAAAAGGCACTGTGTGGACTAAAGAGCAAGCAGAGCGAGCCCTGGAAAATGAGGTGATCCACTTCATGAAAGCAGTGCTGCAACATTCGCCAGGCTTGGCAGAAGATGCTCCGAGAAGGCTTGCAGCGATTACCTCCTTTGCCTTCAATTGCGGTGTTGGCAATTACAGGATCAGCACACTAAAACGCAGAGTGAATGAACGTGACTGGGCAGCTGCTGCTCAAGAGATAAAACGCTGGAACAGAGCTGCTGGCAGGATCATGCCTGGTCTTAGTAGGCGCAGGGAGGCTGAGTCTCTTTTACTGCAATAGTCACGATGTGAGCTCGGTTCCTGGCTCCAATCTTCAGCTTTATAAGCGCAATGTGAGCTTTCACTGTATTGATTGAGATCTCCAGTTGCTCAGCAATCTCGGCATTGTTCAGACCTATTCGGATGCACTGGACGATTTCTCGCTGTCTTGCTGTGAGATCCTTTCCTCGTAGTGCAAGATTCGGTGGCAGTTGGCGCAAAGGGCTATGCACTTTTTAAGCTCCTCTCTAATTTTTTTATAGGAGTAATTCTTAAAAAGCTGGTTGACTGTTTTATCTTTTTCGCTTGGATCGAGATGATGAAAGTCAATAATCGCAGGGTGACTTGCACCACACTTGGCGCATTGCAAAGTGCTTTTGAATCGCTGCCATTCCTCTCTGTGCTTAGCTTTATTCGCTGCAACCACAGCTTTATGCTTTGCTGAGTTTTTCTTGTACCAGACCGAGTTATAAGCACGACTCCTGATTTTTCGGATCTCAGGATCTTTGTAAGGCATTCAGGGCGAGATTCTAACCATCGCTCTAAGATTTGTCTCATGATTTTTTACCTTCTTTTAGTGCCAGCAAATCCTCGATCACAGCATCGCATTCAATCAAGAATTGCACTGCAAGCTCCTCGACGTTGGCGATCTCTTCATCGGTTGGCTGAAATCGCACGACAAACAAATCAAGCCCTTTTGGGAACCTCGGATCGTAAGAAACAAAGTCACACCATTTGCGCCTGGTGCAAGCAAGCTGAGCAAGCATTTGCGGTTTGTGCTCGGCAGGAACGACCTTGCTTGTCAGCCAGGTGAGGTGATTCAGAGACTCTGGGCATTTGATTTCGACAAGCCCTTCGCTGCCAATCAGACCATCTGGTGATGCGCCAAAGCCTGTGATGCTCGGATGATCGACGAACCCAGCTTGGTCGACCATCTCTTGCGCTGCGAGCTCGTAGGCAATCCTGGCATCGTTTTCTTGCTCGACTCCCCATTGCATCGCACGATTCACAAAGACTGGTGATGGATTGCCTGTCAGCCTCTCACAGATGAGCTGCATTCGATATTTAGCTCGCTCGGCAGATTCGGTCTTGTCCTTCTTAAACGACATAGCATCTGACATGCGCGATGCAGTTAATTTGCCAAGCCTTACTGCAAACCATTCTGGTGATCGTTGTTCCATCACTTGACTCCTAATTCGGTTTTGCGTAGATCCTTGGCTTTTACAATATCAAGCCTTCTTGGGTCACCTTTTGGTAATGCCTGCTGTGCCTGCACATAAGCGGCCTGGAGCGATTCTTTGTCGGCTGCCTTAGTGATGTTGTCTAGCAGTGATTCGTAGTCCACAGCGACCGATTCTGAGCCATCCTGAGTCTTTGCTTCGATATTTGTTTCGACTTTAGGATCTGGCAGCGACTCGTCCTCATAGACATAGAGACCAAGGCCAAAGAGCGCACAGGCTTTCACCAGGCAACGCTGCATGGCTTTGTTGATGTCCATTGCATTCGGATTCACGATCGCTTTGTTCTTGAAATCCATCACAGGCAGGTGGGCGGTCCTGGTTACTCCTTGGACGGTTAGCGAGCAATAGACCATGACGGTTTCTGCAAACCATTTTTCTTCTTCAAACTTGAAGGTTGCAGTCGGGTCTATCCGCATGATCTGATCCCAAGCGCGAGCCCAAGGCAGATATTTCATGCCTTGCTTGGTCTTGAGGTCTTTTTCTAGATTGATTTGTGCGATGTCTTGGTAGTTCATAGCAAATGCCTTCCGATAGTATTCATGACTGCGACGATAGATCCCCAGAGGACAAAATAAAGCAAGCCCTTTTCGACTCGATACTTGATTGCCTCTCTGGGAAGTTTGCGAAGGAAAAAGATGTCTTGCAGCCAGAGCTGATCGCTGCTGATATGGTTTGCAAGCGGTTTGCGGTAGTTAGACGAGATTTTCACTCGATGACCTAGCGGCACTGCCACAGGGATGATCTCCCCATCTCTTATATAGAAAGCCATGTTATTTCCCATCATTTTTGTGTTGATCTAAGTAGTCGATCAGTGCTTTTATGGTCGTCATCAGCAGGGCAACCTGATGCGCGAAATAAGAGTCAATAGGCTTCATGTCGCAGAAGATCCTGCCTCCAAAGCTATCCTGAAGCATCTCGTTGCCTTCATTAAGATTGCGGCGAATCTCTGCAAGCGAAGGTGGCTTTCTAGCTGGGCAGCGTCTGCCTTGATCGCAGTCTTGATTGCAAGGTGGACAGGTTTTCACTGCTCACCCCTTGCTCTGATTGCGTCTGCGTATTGCCTGCCCATGTAGAACTCGTCATCCGCAGCTTGCTCACACACCTTCGCACACGCCTCGCGCTCGCGCTCCCTGATCTGCCACTCCAACTCTTTCAGCAGGTCTTCCACGGTGTCGCCGTGTCCTGTGGCATAGCCTTGTCGCATCATCCATGCAGCCACTTTCTCACGTTCAGTTTCAATCGCTTTGTTCCAAATCGCCATAGCCAATGCTGTGTAAGCGTTGTGTGGGCC